TTTGATTCCTTGCGGCTTTATAAGCAGCAGCAACAGTTTCAAACTCAGGCGTACCTTGTTTGTCCTGATTTTCGACTATCCACTGAGCGTATTTTTCTGCGCTCATTTTTTGCCCCTGTTCAAAATTTCATCAGCAGCATTAAATAATTCACTTGGTGGTGTAGCTTGATCGGGTCGTGAATTTTCCCCGCCTTGCAATGCCGGGGGTTGATTTAGTTGCGGCATTCTATCTTTCGGCGGTTTTGCAAGTCCAAGACCAAATAACCTGTCCAAGTTTGCTAATGCTGACCTGTTAGCTTCAATGCTTAATGTCGGGTCAGTCGCGGCCTGTAAGTAAAGCATCATTTCAGCATTACTGTTCATTTGCTGTGCGCTCATGCCTGTTGCTTCTTTTATCAGGTTCATGAGTAAAGGTCTAGTTTGCGCTATTTCTTGCCGTTGTCTTTGGTTTTCTGTTCCAACAGCGCCACCAACAGCCTGCCCGACACCGCTAGAGCTTAGTCTTGCCGCAATGTTTGATAAAGCGCCCTGCTGCGTGCTTGTTATGCCGCCGCCTTTTTCCAAAGCGTCATAACTGTTACTTAGTTGGTTGATAACTGTGGATAATTGCTCTTTTGCTTGCGTTTTTGTTCTTTCTTTTTGCAAACTTGCCGCAGATTGCGGGTTGTATAAAGGCATTCCTTGCGCTTGAGATTGAGGCAAAGTTATTGCTTCACCGTTTGGGCCAAGAACAGTGACATTCTTTTCTGGCTTATTTTCTGCTTGAATCTGCGACAATCTTACATTAGCCCAACCTCGTGCGCTTGCGTCACGTTCTGACGGCGACATGCCAACAGCGAACCGCTGCCCTGCTTTAGGTGCCACCAGTTCAATAGCGCCACCAGTGTTAATTTTCATTGGCGAGGTGTAGGCAGGCATAGGTGCGCCTACTGGCTGGCCAGCTTTATCTAGTTGCTGTATTAGCTTTTCACCGTTTGCGCCCGTTATTTCTACCGTTCGCGCTACCTCTGCCCGTCCAATGTTCGGGGCTTCATAGTAGCTTTTTACTAAATCAACAGGAACACCAGCGGCTATAGCTTTTTGCGGGTCTTTTGTGCTTTCCAAAATACTCAAATATCGCTGTCTGTCTTGTTCGGCTTGACGCTTTTCTGCGGCTTTTTGTGCAAATTGCATCGCACCCTGTTGGGCAAACTGACGCATTGCAGCATCAGGCGAAGTGCTTAGTGCGCGAAACGCTGCGGGTATGTTTTGCGGTTGGGCGGGTTTAATCGCTTGCGGCATTGGGTTGCCTTCGTCGTCCACTTGCGTTAGGTTTGGTATAACCTGCTCCGGTGTCCCTTGCATGTTTTCATTAAACCCACGCAAAGCATCGGCTACAGCTTGCTGTCGTGTAGTTTGTAGCTGTTTTAGCTCATCTTCTGCCATTTGTTGACCGCGAATACCACCAAAGCCACGCAGTCCAGCAGCTAAATACTCAAGCGCATGGGGCGCAACAAATCTACCCCCCACCATTCTGCCTTGCGGGGCTTGCGCTTGGGCTTGTTCGCCGTAGCGTCTGCGTCGTGCGTCTATTAGCTGTTGTTCTAGGTCAAAGTCTCTCATGAGAATAATCCCTTAAAGCCCTTAAACATTGAACCACCAGCACCAGGCAGTCCAGCAAGCCCCATCCCAATATTAAACAAACCACCAAACATCCCACTGCCTGCGGCTTGGTCAGCGTTGTATGCGTCCATTTGTGCTTTGTAGCCCATCTGTGCAGCGCCTAGCATATCAGGCCCTTGTGTGGTTGCCTGTTGTGCATATGGCTGGAATTGCGGGGCTTGTACTTGGTTGCCAGCTCTTAAGGCGTTAATCAGGTTAAGCGGTCGGTCTTGTAAATAAGCCTGTTCTTGTAAGGCAGCAGCGCGGTTAGCCTGGTCAAGGTTTATGCCTTGTAATGCAGCCTGTAACCTCAAGTCGTTAGCTTGCTGGCCTTGTATTGCCATTTCACGCGAGAAAGCATCTGAGCCTAGTCCAATGCCAGTGTTTGCCAGTCGTTGCCGCGCGGCCTCTTCTTGTGACTGTAGCTGTGGGTTAAGCCTGGCTAATAACGCTTCTTGCGCGGTCTGGCCTACGTCAATCGCTCGTTTTGGCAAAGCGCCAACGTCAAGCTCCGGGTTTTCAAATATCGAGCGTACACGGTCAAAGCCAAGGTTTGCCACCTCACCATACTTACGGTTCAGGGCAAGTTGTTGGTCTAACGCGGCCTGTGCTTCGGGGGTAAGTTCGGTTGTCTGTTCCCATCCTGAATCTGGGTCGTATTCCATGAAGTCTTGCAGCCTCGGCGCAATTCCTTGAAACTGTCCTTGTTGGCTTGCCGCACCTAATGAGCCTCCCTTTCTAAGCCTAACCCTTTCCTCTGTGCTTAAATTTTGCCAATCATTTTCAGTTTGCGAAGGAAAACGACTTTGATTATACGATTGCAATGCTTTGTTGTAAGCGTCGTAATTTATTTTGCCGCCAGTCTGGTTTTGCCGCCAAGTTAATCTTCCCCACGGCGTTATCTGGTTAGCGCGGTTTGCTCGAACTGCTGCGCGGGTAGCTTCTAAGTTACCTCGTGCGGTTTCTTTAGCGGCTGATTCGTAATCGGGTGCGGGGGGTGGGCTAGAGCTGCACATATTTACCTCAATTCATAAACCATTTCGGTTGCCATATTCTTAAACCCCATTCTTTGCCATAACTTGCTAACTCTTAAGTCAGTCACGGCTGTACAATAGGCTTTTTGAACGTCAAGTTTTTTTAGTTCAGCCAATACATGCTGCACTAATTTCTTTCCTATGCCATTCCGATGGTTTCGGGTAACGAATAACGCATCTTCTTTGGCTATTTTATCACCGTTATGCATATCATTGGTAATATAAATCAAACAATATCCAACACATTCAGCGTCGTGTTTTACAATAAAAAACTTTAACCAGCCATCATTATTAAATTTGATGTACCTGTCTAGTTGCGGATTAAATGGCGAAATTTTTATGCCATCTTTTTCTAATCGTTCTTTCATTTCTTGGTAATGCTCACTCGTCAATCGGCAAAAATCAGGCAAATTGTTTGCTATTTTTGCTTCATGAAAAGTGTACATAGTTAGCCTTTATAAAACAGAGTTGGACGACTGGAAGAGATAATCGACATTATTGAACCTAACTTCAGAGCCGTTATTCTGTACTTTCAACCTTAACGATGCACTATTTGCCACCGCGCCTACTGTATTCCATCCCGTAATCGGTCTTAACCCGCCGCCCCAAACCATCGACCCCCATACCATCGAACTCCACACCATACCCGTAGGCGGCGTGTAATTCAGTGTACCTTGAGCGTCTTGGGCTAGGTAATCAGTGCTCAGTCCGTAAAGCACCGAAGGGCTGCCAGTCGTCAAAATGTACGGCCTGACCATCGTGAAATACTTATTGAAAGCTTTGTTGCCGAAGTAATTAAAGGCAGGTAAGCAGTCAGCTTGTATAGGTGTCGTGTTGTCTAAGTCGCCGACCCATGCCTTATAAACCCGTGTATTGTCTGCGTAGTACAGTCCAGTCGAGGCGTGTAGTAGTACGTTAGCGTTCCAGCCAACAAACTTTGTCCATGCGCCCGTGATCGTGTTTTGTGCGTACTGATAATTCCCGCCAGGGTTCGGTACGTTCAATAGCATCATGTTTGCGTCAGGGTATAAAGTCAGTTGCCAGCCAAACGACGAGCCATACGAGTTCGCTGCAATAGATACGCTATTCTGTATCTTGTCAGTCAGGGCTACTGTCCTATCGACACTTGCCGACAAAAGACCGCGCCCCAACGGGAAAACACCTTCTGTGGTGTTGACTGCCAAGTCACCGCCGTACTTTTCAGCACATCGACGGCCTAAAGGCTTACCTAACTGAAACACGCCCACTATCGAAAAATCACCACCCGCTCCGGGATTGCTGCCTCTGTAAATCGCCACCTCACCCATCGTTGAAATAACGACGAAATGGTCATCAGCACCCGCGCCAGCATCCACCGTCCATGTATAGCAGGCCATAATCGACCCGCCATCGCGGAAAATGGCGCTCATATCAAGCGTACCCACTGCCCCACCTACTTGGCCAACGGGCAGGAATACTACCTGCATGCTGTTTTTAACCACAAAATACAGGCGTGACTTAAACACGCACACATGCACCAGGTTAGTTGTCGTCACTCCGGTTATCGAGGGTGTTGACACTCCATCTATTGCCGTCCATGTCGTGCCGTTGTATAACTGGGGTCTGTCTTGTCCGTTCACTAGGTACAGAAAAGACCCACCCGCAGTAGTCACGTTAGCGTGCTGCCATTGTGCTGAAGTCTGCCCGGTCACGACTGCCGCGCCAACCGCTCCGGCTGTAGTTACGTCGAAAATATCCGTACCCGCTGCGGCAAAAAGTTTTGCCCCGCCACTTGTCGGCAAATACTCTACTAACGTCTGCACCGGGTTAACAAAACCTGTCACATGGTTAGTGCTGCCTTTTCTTACCCCCAAATAGGAAGGATACGGCCACCAGTTATCAAGTATGAGCGCATATTGCGGTTTCATATCAGCAATGCTGTCTCGGTCATTTAGACCGCCAACCGGGGCAGGTATTGAGGTGGCGCGTGCTGTTGCCATTATTTGACACCCATCAAGCCCATAGGCTGATTATTGCGCTCTAGTATTCTAAGCAGTCTTTCTTCACCGGGGAATACGACAAAGTTTGATGTACCACCAGTAGCGCGTGAGCCTGCGTCTAAGTAGCGAATGCCAGGTATGCCTTGTGCGCGCAAATAAGCAGCTGCCGCCTCTGGCGTCATTCCTTTTCCTACTTCATCTCCAAAGCCGCTTTGCATGTATTGATGCAAACTTTGACCTGTTTTTTGTTTTGGGTCGTCATACCATTGTTTCGTTTCTTTATATCTAGCCAATGCATCTTTGTAAAATTGTGATTTTTTGATGGCTTTTTGTACGTCCGGCGCTTGTTGGCTTAACGGTTTATCCCAATCCAGCATACGGGCTATGGTTTCATCGGGTAGGTCTACTTTGTAGAGGTTGTCGCCTGTCATTGGCTCAAACGATACCGCCTTTTTGTTTGCATCATAGAATTTAGCAAACTGGTCAATACTTTCTTTCGGCGTACCTGCGCTTTCAAAACGACGCAATGCCTCTTTTTTACTAACCTTATAAGGGCCAACCAAAGACCGTAGGGCAACCGCCTCAAAGTTTGGCAATGAATCAGGGTCAATATAATTCCCGCCAATCTTATACACATTTGTTTTATCGCCCACAGCGCCTGCATATTGCTTGGCAACATCCGCGCTTTCTGCAAAATACATCCCATGCCCGTAAGCCTGAGCGCCTTCACCCGTTCCTATCTTGGAAGCATCAAACGCATCAAATTTATTCGGGCTACCGTGCCAGACTATCGCACCCCTCTGTCCACCATACCCCGGCGTGTTCAGGGTTCTAGGCATGGCTAGGTTTTCCAGTCCTTTGTTTGCTGCCGACGCTATCTGTGGGGCTTTTGCTGCCGCTATTATAGGCACTGTCATGCCCAAAAAATCACCCGCCATTTTCGGTATTCCATCCTCAACAGGCACAGTCAAACCCATATTTTCCATCCATTGAGACCCACCTACAGGCGCTTGGGGAATGGGCATACCTACTTTGCGAAGTCCAGCGGCTATTAAGTCCACCGGGGCAGACACACCACTAGCCACGCTGTTTGATGCGCTTTGTACGGTATCGCGTAGGGCTTTAATAAGGGCTTTTTTGTCCATGACTAGCTCGGAAAGTTGCCGTCTTGTATGTTCCACTCAGTCAGCAATATATTGCGCGGCAGACCGCCGAGTGTAAGTTTTTGCGCTGATTTATCTTGAGCCTTAATCGTGTCAAGCATGGTTCTAAACTCTGCCAAGTCAAAGCTCGCATCCAGTCCTTTAGAGGCTTTCCACTGTACTTTTAGACCTAAAACCATCAGCGAATCGTCAAATATCGCTCGGTCGCTGTCGGCTGCGTAGGTTTTGCGAGTAACCCCGCCACCTGCATCAATCCAGTTTTTTGAAATGTAGTAAAAAGACAGGTTCAAATCACCCGTGGGCGGGTCAACCTCCAGGAAGTTGTTAGCAATTCTGAAGCGAAGGTTTGGACCATCGCTGATAATCGCTGATTTATAAATCTGCCATTCTTGAGTGGTCGCAGGACCAATCAGCGGCCATTGTGACGTTCTATCCCACTCTGTCTGGGGTATTTGTCTGCCCCAGTCACTCGGTAGGGCGTATTGTGTTTGCCCCTGAACCGTAGTAAAGCTGTGTTCAGTATTCAACCTTTGCCACTCGTACTGACGGGAAAGGTCTCGCCCTAGCCGGTTGACCAAGGCAAGTAGTTGTATGATCTGCGGGTCATTGTTCCCGATAACCAATGTCGGGCGGCTTACACCCAGTTCACCAGTAACCTGCTGCACCAGCTCTAGCAGGGTGTAATTCATAGTTAGCCCTCGACGGTTTCAGGTTCTTTGCGTGGTCTTCCGCGTTTCACTTCCGGGTTTTCTAACGAGGCTTTGAGCGCTTCAAATTCATTACGTAATCGCTCGTTTTCAGCTTGTAGTGCGTTAATAGGCGCATTTCCTGCCGCTGCCGCTAGATAATCCCGCGCTTTCTTTCTCAATTCCACCCAGCCCATGCCCATGCGCTGTAATGCGCCATCGTTCACTTCAGCCAGATTTTCTACTGTTCTAATACCAAAATACTCGGCTTCTTTGCATTGCGACTTTGTGATCTGCGGCCATTGACTTAAAACAGTGCCAATCACTTCCCCCGCCATGCCTGCCTCAAACTCGCGCCACTGTCGAGCATACCTCTGCTTGTAGTGTGCGTCTGCTTTAACTTCTAAAACATTCAAACGATCTCCGGGGTGTTGAATCCGAATAAATGGAATTTCTTTGTAAATCGGTCGGCCAGCTTTTTCACTTTCCGACTTCAATTCAACAGATTCCATGAAAAACTCGACAAAACTAGATTGAGGATTGCTCATATCTTCTCCGCTCAAAATTAAACAGGGGCAAATGCCCCTGCCCACTCAGTAAGTGACCCAGTTGGTACTATTACGCCCCAACAATCTCGCCTGACCACCAGCCGCAACAGAAAACGCGGCGTTAGCAGACAGTGCGTTAATAGCACCGCCAGTTGCCGGGTAAATGTTGACGGCGTTAGCGCCGAGGTTTTTAACAGTGACTTCTGCACCAGGTTCAGCCGGGGGCAAAATAACTCCGGTACTGGCTGCCGCTGTCGTTACTATGACATGAGCGCCAGTTACCAAAGTTGCCGTGCCTTGAGTTGAACCCGCAGCGGTCACGTTGTCCTGAATGTCGCCACACACCTGTTCGGTAAGTGCAGCAGCCATTCCGACACCCATACACCGTGAAGGGTAGCTCATACGTTACTCCTTAGACAGACGCAGCAGAGAACCAGCCACGATCACCAGAAGCCATAGCAACCGCAGGTGAGCGGTAAGCACCGCCAGTTGCAGTCACTAGGAACGTGGTAGCGTTGACGGTACATACTGCTGTCGAAGCGGTAATGACGGCGTTAGCTTGGCCATAAACATAGCGACGACCATCAGAGCCAAATACCTGAGTACCCAACTGCGGCGCGTCTTCAGCACCGGAAGCGGGGCCTACATCAGCGGCCAAGGTAATGGTATTCAAATCACACCCCGTAATCGGGGCTACGGAAAAAGGTGCAGCCATTTTAGTATCCTTTCAAAAAAAGGGGCATAAGCCCCATTTATTAGTCAGTCAGAACGCCTTGGAAGCGAGGGCCAGAACTGGTCAAGTTACCTGCCCAACCAATCAGTCGAACCATTGAATCCTGGTTGACCGACATACGATCACCACCAATCGGCACAAAGTTACGGTCACGGTGCGGACGGAAAAACAGGTATTTAGTATTCAGGAAGTACATGCGGTTGGTGTTCAACTGACCACCAATACCACCATCCAAGAATACATCGCAGTTAAAGCCAGCACCGAAGTATTTGAGGCTAGTGAAACCAGCACCCGCTGAACTCTCGCTAGAAATACGCTGAATGGCTTGCAAGCTTTCCAGATAGAAGCGGTAGTAGTTGTTACCTGCCACAATGATATCGGGACGGTCAGAACCACGCACTAACTGAACTGCAACTCGGTTCATGTACGATTGAATGTTAGCAGCCGAAGCAGCAGCACCGCCATCAGTCGTAGCATCAAACGCAATGTTGCGCCAGAACGAGAAGTTAATACGGTTGATACCCCCGTAAACGCCAGAACCAGGCGAAGCAGAAACAGCCAGAGCCAGACCAGTGATGTCCTTACCGCCGTTACCCGTACCGTCCGAGTAAATACCAGCAGAAATGTCGTTGATCAGTTGGGCTTCAGCAACCTGAATGCGGCCTTCTAACAAATCAATGATCTGTTCCTTGCCGCTGTTTTGCAGCATTTCGAGACCAGACATAGAGACAGCAGCAGCGTATTGCTTAATGTCAAACTGAGCGGAGCTAATGGGGCTGTTCGGGGTAATGTCGAGCATGTCATACCCAGAATACGAGCCAGCGTTTTCAGTCGTGGGGTCGTTGTACATTACTTCCTGAAGAATGACGTTACCGCCAGAAAATAATTTCTGATTGCCGCGTTCTTTCAGTTTATAAAGTAATGGGTTGTTGTTGGTACAGTTATCAGCCAGCGTACCAGAGCGTGACTGAACAGTTGTTGCGACAATGTCGCTTAAATTGGCAAACGTAGCCATGACAATCCTTTCTGTTAAGAATCAAATTGCGCGGCGAGAATATCTCGCAGCGAACCTTTATTACCGGGCTGAACCCCAGAGGAAGCAGGACTAGAGCCTTTTACACTCACTGCGGCGGTTCTCGCCTTTTGAGCTTGGGCTTGTTCTAGTGCTTTTTTCTGAGCTTCGGCGCGTTGCTGATCTAACAGGGATTGCCTGATGTCGGGACGCATCCAGACAGCCATTTCATACGCTTCTTGTAAATCTTTGGCGCTGCCGGTTTCCAGCAGGGTAGCCATTTCATTACGCACTGCGTCAAAGTGCGGACGGTCAGGTGTAGCAAATGACGCTAACTGATCTTGCACCATTGCTTGTTCCTGTTGCCTAGCCTGATTTTGCCACATTTGTTGCTGATTACGCAACACCTGTAGCTCGTTCATTAAATATTGAGTTTGCGGGTCAACTTGGGGCGGTTCTTGAACCTGATTTAAGTCGATGTTGTATTCTTTTGCCAGTTGAGCGAAATACTGCGCCTTTGTCACCGGGTCTGACGTTCTCAGCGTCATATCGGCACGCATTAAAGCGTTGATAGCGGTCGGCGCATCTACGCCTAAACTCTGTAAATGTTGCTGGTAAGGCGCTATTGCTGCGTCATAAGCCTTTGCGCGTTCAGAATGGCCTTTGAACTCTGAAACGCCCTTGTGAAAGTCAGATTCGCGTCGTTCGGCTTCTTGGGTAAGTATTTTGATTTCATCAGTCGTCAAAGTTTCCCCGCGGTCAGCCTTTAGGAAAGCTTCTTGTGCTGCGGGTTTCCAACTTGACGGGGCTTTGCGCGGGGCGGGTTCTGGTGTTGGTTCCGGCGTGGCTTCTGGTTCTTTCTTGGCAAACTTGCCATCCTCTGACCTGGCTCTCGGTTCTTTAGTTTCTTCCGTGGTTACTTCGGGGGTAACTTCTGGCGCGGCTTCGGCCTCTGTCGTTTCGTGTTGTTCGAGTGCGCTTTCTAGGGCTTCGGCTATGGATGGCATAGTGGTTTCCTTTTAATAACCTTTTGAGTTCAATACTTCGGCAATAGTCCTACGCCGGGCTTCCCGGTCGTCTGTCCGTTGCTGTTTTTTCATGTGGTGGTCGATTTCGTTTCCGATTTCGATCAATCCGTGACGTTTCAAGTGTTCACGGTGCTGGCTTCGGCTGGTAATCATTTCGCCAGTTGCCTGACTTTGGTAAGGCTGAATGTCCGGCATTATCATCGGCGCGGAATATTCTCTGGAATAGAACTCTTCGGCGGGTATCAGTTCGCCGTTGTGCTGTATGTATCTTTGTCTGGGCATAGTCTTAGGCTATCAATAATAGGGTTTCTATATCTTCTTCCTCTTGCGCGATTCTAATCTGTTGTATTTTTATTGCAACAATTATTTGATTAGCGATGTTTTCTGCTAATTTTTCATTGATTTTGAGCGTTTCCGGCTGAATTGAGGCATATTTTGGCGAAACTGTTGCCGCCACTTCTATAGCTTGTTCTGGTTCTTCCTCAATGAACTCTATGACTTCTTCAATGTCCGGGGTTTTGGTTTCCCACTGTTTTGCCCATTTTTTACGCCAAAACTCGTAATAATGGCCTCCTCCGGTAGTCTGTTCTCCACCATTGACCGTGCCGCCATAGAATATCTGCGTATTGTTAAAGCGGACGGTTTGCGTTACTGTCTGCGTCCCGCCGCTTTGGGTTACTGTCCCGCCATAAAACGCATTGGCGTTATTAAACCGCGCCGTTTGCGTTAGTGTTTGCGTTCCTCCAGCCTGAGTAACAGTGCCACTATAAAAAGTCTGGGCATTGTTAAACCTTGCGGTTTGCGTTAAGGTTTGATTGCCAGTAGTCGGCTGGAAAAACAGCAGCAGCATTAAATCAGGCTATTAAGTTGATTTAATGTTGTTTGTGTGGTTGTAATTTCTGCGTCAATACGTTCGATCTGGCTAATGTCGCCAATTTCCGAAGCGGATGCACGCTGCACGGTCAAATGATTCAACCGCTTTTCACACATATCAATTAAAAATTCGAGTGTCATATATTCCTCATGCAAAAATTGCAAATCCGGTAACGTCACCTAACGTCACCGCCGTGTTATTTGTCAGACCTTGACCGCCTGTAATCATTATTGTTATTGCAGTGGAGAATGCTGCGCCACCTTCAAAAGTAAATCTAATAGCTTGTCCCGCTTTAATACCGACCTCAGACAATGCCGAAGTAGTACCAGGTGTGACGGATGCGGACGTAGCATTAAAAAGTTTCAGCCATCTATCTGATGCTGAAGTGTTTGTTATAACAATACCTATTAAACGTCCAGCCGTTCCTTTTAACTGCTGTGCTGCGGGTGTGGCTGGACAGTTCACATTAGTTAAAGTACCTGCGCCTGTCGCACTTGCGCGGTATTGCACCCCAAAGTCACCCGCCAGGTTAGAACCTGCTGCCAGTGAAAACGTACCACTCACCGGCTGCGCCGCAGGAAATACTACGGAAAGTGGTGCAGAAAAACCCTGCTGTCGAATTCCCGCTAAGTAAACAGGTGTATTTACAACATCTTCAACCGCTACAAAGCCCACTGTCCATGTTGTCGTGCTAGCTGGAGCCGTTGAACCGTTAAACGCCCATAAGTACATAAATAACTCGATTTCGTCATCGGGAATATTCACGTATCTATGACCGCGCACCACTACTGATGGTGTTGTACTTGATGCGACTAATGCATCAGAAAAATAGATATTTCGACCATCAATTGCCGTCTGCGCCATGTGACCCGGCGAAGCAGTCGTGTTTATTGTCGCTGTCGTGTCGCCGCTGTTCCAGCCGTACCGTTGAGCATCAATCGCAGCGTTAGTGGCAGTCGTGCCTGAATACAACCACCGTACATAGTTCCAGCCAAATAGGTCAACCGTACATGAACCAGAGGCAGGCCAACCAGCGACGGTGAAAGTAATGGTATCAACCGACGGAATGGAAGCAATAGCGTACCTACCCGGCACACCGTTTGCCCCGCTAATAGCGCCGACAAACATAAACTGACCAACATTCGCCGTAGTGAATCCGTGCGCGGTAACTGCTACTGTGATGCTAGTTGCGCTGTTAATCGTACACGATGCGCCCTCGGCAATACGGTCGGCCAGCAGCACAGCAAAGTTGTTGTTGGCAATACGCTGGCTCAGTATAGTCTGGTGTCGCTTAATAAGTGCGCCGTTAAATGTAACGATAGAGCGTGCTAAAAATTCACTGTTTGCCGTTGTTCCTGTCGTCACCACCAAATTACCCGATTGCGAAACACCCATGCCAGCACCGAGCCTGCGCTGCGTCATTTCCGGGCTATCAAGTGCCGAGGCACTTACTCGCGTAAAGCTCACCGACCATGTTTTTTGTGGTGTTGGACGAACAACAATGCCAGCATCAGACGCATCGGCATTCGTATTTTTTACTCGTGCGGGAAGCGTTGAATCTTCTAAACCGTCAGTAATTTTGTAACGCTGGTAGTGCGCGTTATTCGGTGCCGTGCCGATCTCGTCCGTTGCTATTGGCTCACCAGTACCGGGCAAAATTACGTTATTAGCCATTTTTTACCCTTATAGTGCAAAAATACCGGAAGCGTTGAATGAAGGCGTAATATCGCCGCCGTTAGGTGTAACGGGAAGCCCACTAAAACCACTGTCGATGTAAGAAATCAGTCTCGATGTTGCCGCCGTTCCGGTGTCGATATAAAAAACCAGTGCTTCTGCGCTGTTTCCGGTCACTGCGGTATAAGTCACGCCTGTGCCGTCAAAAACGCCGTCCGTAAACGTCTTGGAACCTACCGTTTGCGCGGTTCCGACCACACCCGTCAAACTTGTCAGAAACTCATGAGCGGCACTGTAGGTATAGACACCCGTATCTACTAACGCTACTTTAACGGTTCCAGTGTTAGCGTTGCTGTTGGCCGACTGTAACCACAGTGCTTCTTTATACTTTGGGTAAATTGCGTTAGGCATCAATCTTCCTCAATTTCAATTACGCCAATTGCTCTACCATCTTCGCCGCGTTGCAACAATTTGCGTCTCGGTTTGTTCATCTTGCCAACGGCTTCGGCAAGCATTTCGACGGCTTGCAATACTGCATTTTGTTGCATGTCAGCCATTTGTTTTACTTGCTCACCTACTTCACTCAATTTTTCCTCGCCAGCAATTTCGACTGATACGGCTGGCTTTTCAGATAAACTGCGCTGCATTTCGGCAATTTGTAGCTTGGTTTCTGCTTCAATCTGGGCTTTCATTTGCAAGCGTTGGGTTTCGGCTTCTTGTCTGACTTGCTCTCTAGCCGATTCGTATTCTTGGCGCATCTGTTCCAGTTCTTTAGCCTGTTGCGCCTTAAATTGCTCAATCTGTCCTTGCGTTTGTATTTTTGCCTGTTCTAGCTGCATCTTGCCCTGTTCAACCTGCATCATGGCCTCGGCTTTCATTTGCTCTGGGTCGGGCTGCGGTTGTTCAGGCGGTTTTGGTGCGTTAAGTTTTGCCATCGCTTCATCAAAGGCAGATTCCATCATTCTGCCGCCCTTGAATGCCCGAACGCCAAACATCAGCATTTCACCCATTAAAGGCGCGAGTTCCGGCACTTGTTGTGTAACGGGCAAGGCTCTATCCATGAACTGCCCCACCGCGCCCAGAAACTCAATCCGGCTTTGTTTTTCGGTGGCTTCGTCCATCTCTACCAGTGAATCAGAGGCAACCTCAATCCTAAACCCTCTGGCGGGCTCAGACTTCAACAACATAATGGCTTGCTCTACGTATTGAGCGTCCATTGTCCCCATGATTCCAGACATCTCGACAAGGGTCTGTGGTGCGTAAAAATCGCACATAATCTGGGCTTTGATTCTCAGCACTTCCGAAGCAAACTGCGCCACTTCGGTTTGTCTTGGTTTTATTCTTAATGAAGCATACTGGCTTTTAATCTGTTGCGCGGCTGCGGTTTCCGAAGCTATCGTCGAACCGCGAATAATGTCAGATATTCCGGTAATCTCATACACTACCTGCTTCGCTTGCTCTCTGGCTGCGTAGCATTCTCTCAAAGCCTGGAGTACAGAATCCAGCGGCATGAAGTCAACAACACCTTTTAGACCGCCTTTTTCCGCAAAAGCTGCCCAAGTATCCACAGGTATCAACTGGTTATTCACACCCTCGCTTAACATCCTTTGTACACCCTGCTGGCTTGCGTCATAGACACCCACGACTTTAACCGCTTCGACTAACATTGCTATCCGGTTGGTTAGCATGTCAATCTCTTCGGCTTGGTCTTGATAAAGGCTGTAATCGGGTATGGGTACTAGGGTTTCAGTGGTTTGGGTAGCAAATAAAGGCTTGGGGCATGGCCAGAAATTATCTAAACCGAGTGGGTCGTCTTTAATGTCCAGCGTCTTAGAGTATCCCTCAGACACCCAGAAAACCTGTTTTGTCGTCTTGCTCCATATTTCCCAAACGACGGCTTTTTTCATGTCGTCCAGGCCTTCAACACCCATCTTTTCCATCTCATCTAGGCCAACAGGCTCGTGAGTTAATGGAACTTGCTTAAAATCCTCGCCAAATCGCTTAATCCCGTCATCTTGGCTCATGTACACCCGACGGGCGATCCATGTCACCTCATCCCAACATCGGGCGGGCGAATATCTCACATCTTTCCAGAAGACATAATCTACCGGGGTGCATTCGTATTTGTAGGGCGCGTTGGGCATGACCTGCGCCTCGCCGCCTTCAATACCGGGCAAAGCGTCAACGGGTTGGGCTAGTTCTTTTTCCTCGAAGCGCACCCACACCGTACCGCGTCCCGGAAGCAGTCTGTCACTTATCGCCAGCTTCATCGCAGCGTCAAAGTCGCCCTTGTCAATTTCGTACTGTAAACAGCGTTCAATAATCACCGAAGCAGTACGTCCAACCGGGTCAGAATCCTTCCAGCGTCTCGACACTTCGGCTCTAGGGGTTTTTCCGTATAGGGCGGGTTTCAGGGTCTCAACGTTCGACCAGAGTATATTAAACCTTTTACCGTAAGTCGTGAAGTTTTTGCGGTCGTCACGATAACGTCTGATTATCCTGTCGCCGCGCTCAATAAACTTTTCATCTTCGCGCTTGGCAAGTTTTAACTCGGCCAGCCATTTTGTGCTTGCGTCTATTGGGTTCATGGGACTATGCTCACTCTTACCGCGCCATTCGCAACCATAGGCGTACCGTTTGAATATGTCGCCAGCGCTCCGGTAGATACGCACAAAGCGCCATCATTGGCTCTAGGAAGACCGTTAGACCACACCACATCAACAGGAAGCCCAGCAGTCGCATCAAAGTATCGAATCTGTCCTGCGTCTGTCATTAAAAGACCGTTAGCGTACTCATCACCACCTGTAGCAATAGCCCTGTTCAAATCTCCAGATAAAAGCACACCGTTCTGGAATGTGTCTGTCGGCTGAATAGCGCCAGTTCCTAATTGCACTACTTCGGTAGCTGATACTGTAAATATAGACATTAGTATCTTTCCTGTCGGCGTTTAACGTCTTGCCATAATTCATCTAGAGGTGCTGTAATTATGACACCGTTTTGTGCTTTTATGTTGAATTTTGCGGGTTTTTCGGGTTCTTTTGGTGTTAATTCCTGCATTATTTGAGCGCCGTAGGCAAAAGCATCCGCTGGATGGCTTGCCCAATTATGCAATGGTTCACGGCTAAAAACCCCTAAATCTTCATTGTATGCGTACTCCCATGCTATCAACCCATCCATTCCAGCCTCGCACAATTCAGAGTTAAATTTGCATTTTGGAAGTACGGCGCGTGCTGCGCTGATCTGGTCTAGTTTTTTGGATTGAGGCACGATAGCGCATTTGTCAGTGCCGAAAGCTTGGGCAAATCGTTCGATTGTCGTGTGCTTGCTTTGAAAAGTCTTGGCTCGCGCATCATGAGGAAGCCACACACGTCCTAGCTTTCGGCCTGCACCGAGTTCAATAATCTTGTCACGGATTCGTGGTATCCAGTCGTCCGCATCCAAACCCGTATCGCCATCGTATGCCAGCACGCGAAAGCCTCCAAGTGTGCGCTGCCAATACCAGAAAGAAGCGGTATCCCTAAAACCAAGGTCACACGAAACCTCAATTCCTGCCCCGTCCGGGTCAAAATTTACATCGGGTGTTGCCCTTCCTTCTCGAATGGCTTGATTAACCCACCGAGCCAGAATCGCGCCCTGCGTTGCGCCATAAGCACCATTCCATATATGTTCGGCCTTATCTGGGTCTCGCTCAAAATCGTCAATCATTTCTTGACGAAGTTCATTAGGAAACCAAGGATTATCGTTCCAGTTCACCGCTACAACAATGGCGTTATCTGGTTTCTTTTTCCTAAAAAACACATCCACTGGGTCGCTTTTGAATCTTGGGTTCCAGCTAAAAAGCATTTCAGAACCCGGCATTCGTATAGTTGGGCGTAACAAATCCAGGCTGTATTGGCTCAATGTTTGGGCTTCTTCGACCCAAGCGCGTTTATAACCTTCCAACGACTTTATCGAATCGGCTGTATGGTTTTGCATACCTTGGAAAGTGATAACACCAGCCCCGCGACGGCTGCGAATGGCCTTATCCAACACCTCAAAATAATCACCAGCATTAAGTTTGACGATTTTTTGCTCTAGCAAACGCTTAACTGATTGCTCTATAGACTTTTGAATTTCACGTATGCAAACTGTTGCATCATCCGGGTTAAGTATATGTTCTTCAATGATGTACTCACCGAAAAAGTGAGATTTTCCAGACCCCCTGCCACCCCATGCACCTTTGTATCTAGCTGGCTGCAATAATGAAACAGCCCACCGTGGCGTAGGAATATCAAGAACTGCGGTCATTCTTTGGGTCTACGATTGTTCTGCGTGTCTCTTGCACTTGAACCGGACCGCCTTCAGCCCCGACAAGCTCAGTCCTTGCCAACTTGGGCGCGGCAAACTCAGCCAGCTTTGCGAGATTGTCCAACGCTTTCGCCGGGTCTGGCTTTATATCGTACTCTGGCATACCCTCGGCCACCTGTTTGAGCCACTTGGCAACGTTATCAGCATTGCCCTCCAACAGCTTGTTGATGGTTTCCCTGAATTCCCTTGTGGCTTTGTTCGGTGTCCCGGCAGTTCTTCCTCCGGTCTTTGGTGTTCCTTTAGGCCGACCAAAGCCGGATTTCGGCTTAGTAGTCATAATCTATCCATTTTTTACTATAGATAGATTTATTCTACACAATTGCATTATTTTGGCAACACTTATAAATAACGCGCATTAGTCTGCGCTTTGCTGTTTTTGGCTCCCACCAACCTGCATTTTTTGATTTCCCGCTGAAAACAATACTTTCCTGTTCGGTAAATGGTCTTAATACAAGTTCATGGTTTCCGTGCCTAGCCCGGTAATAGAATGGAACTCCGTTTATATGCCCTTCAAATTGATTAGGCATTTGTTCGCAGGTCATTTTTACGCTTATTTTCATTTTGCACTCCACCAACCTGCATTTTTTGACTCCCCGCTGAAAACAATACTTTCCTGCTCAGTGAATGGTCTTAATACAATCTCATGGTTTCCATGTTTTGCACGATAATAGAATGGCACTCCGTTTATATGCCCCTCAAATTTACTTGCTCTTATGTATCTTTTGTATTGGCGGCTATCTAAAATTAGCGCATCGCAGTTAATTACCGGCCGTTTCTTAAAGTGACCACCTAGCCCGGCTAAATACAAAGCGTATCTACTGACGATGTATTTTCTTTTCATTTTGCATTCCACTTTATCGGGTCGCCATCAATGTCAACAACATAAACAGGCAGCGCCATTGTTTCCGCGTCTGCTTTTATTCGCTCTTTCCATACTCCTGGAATTTGTGCGTACTTTTCCCCCGTTATTGTCCGACATGGCTCTAGTTTTGGGTAGCTTTCTTTTGCAAGCAGTCTGTCCAGTTCTTTAGTCTCGCCCTGTTTGAAAAGTTTGTAAACTACTTCCAGCGGCCATTCTGGGTCGTCTGTTTTGTTCCAGCGTATTTGTAAATGCGCCCCAAACCACTCAACTGGCGCTAATCTTGGCCTGCAGTCGGTTAGTGTCATTTCCTCTGCCTTTTCGCATATAGCGCCGCATTCATCGCAAACGTAGCCAGTCCCGCTTCTTCCCCGCCATTCATGGCCTTTGTAAAGTATTGGCTTGTCCATGTTAAACGCGCTACTGCATATAGTTCGTCATGTACCACGACTGGGCGCTGCACTCACTCACAACGTCAGCCACATCGTCGTCCGATTGTCGCGGCATCTTGGCGGCCAGCTCCATACACTTTACAAACAGCGCCTCACGCGCAGCGCCTCTACGGCCTCTACGTGCGTCTTGTGCCAACTTGGCCACAGAAGCCTCCTCGGTCGGCGTAAATGCGCCGTTTGTGCAGCCGGTTAGTGTTGCGGCCAGCGCCGCCATCAGTAGTGCTCTTATCGTCAAAATCATTGTAATCTCCTAATTTTTATATATCAAAATATAAAGCTGTATAAGTTGGGGCTTATTACCCCGGATGTCCGTAGCCCTATTCGTCAATAGGGTTCACCTGTAAATTCAGGCCATACGCTTTGCAGGCTACTTTCGTAGCTCCTGTGCCGGACTGTTCACTAATACGATTATCTTTAATCTTTTTCCATGCCCAATAAATTTTTTATAGCCCACGTCCACTTTCCTGTTTTCAGTTTTGACAGAACAAACATGGTTAAAAGTGCGGCAACAGTTGCGTATAAAATACCAATTGCCATCATTCCGTTAAGTATGAAAAATACCCATGTTAGCCAATAAACAATCGGAATTGCTAAAAACATAATTCTCTCCTTAGTGAGTTGTTAATCCCCGTCTTTCCGGGGTGTCATCTAGGTGCTGCATTTAGAACTGCCTAGCCAATTCGAGCAAACGAAAGCAGCGTCCGTTTTGTTAGCGGCGGGTGCTGATCTCCCGCATGTCTGCATTGCAAAGTCAGGTACGGGTCATCAACCTAGCAGACAGAAGACTCTTTGACACCGTTTTTGCGTATCAGCCTACGCATTCACTAACAAGTCTAGGGTCTGCTCGCATAAAGCAGCGGATAAGAAGAAAGGATCAAACCGAAACAACGGCGCTAACCCGTTGCCAGACCCTAGACTTTTTAGCACTAACATTGAAGCGTGCCGGTGCTGAACTCCGGCTTGCCGATTTTCCCCGCATCGGTCGCATCGCGTGTACTTCCCGCCATGTTTCGCGGTTTTCTGGTCGCTCGCATCAGCCTGCGCATTCCGCTTCAATGTTAGTCCCCGTACTTTCCGGATTCAGTGCTTATTTTCCCTCATTTTTGCTATCTTATCCAACATTTCCCGCTTTTCCATTAAAGCTTTTGCTTTCTTTTCTGCTTCCGCTTTACTCATTCCCGCGTCGTATTGAAGTATTGCTGCGCGTTCTTCAAATGCTTCGCGGTCAGTCATTTTGTTTCCTTTAGTTTTTCTTCAAGTTTTGAGGCAAATGTGTTCCAGTCACCCCCAAGTACGTCCATACCCGCTGAATGCCATGCTTCATATACTGCGTCAAAGAATAACCCTTGCCATTCGCGTCGCTCCTGCTCTGGCGGGGCGGTGTAGAGTCGTTGGTCAGTTTTGTCAGTCATTTCATTCTCTGTCAGCCCTTGCCATTCGCGCTCTGGCTGCGCTAGTCGTTCGCGTAGGTCATTAAAAGCGTGGTACTGAAGATAGCGCCACTCGGCTTTTGTCATGTCGTTTTTGCTATCCAACGCCACCATCGCTTGATACATTATTTCTCGGTCAGTTTTGTCAGTCATTTCATACCCTTTCCAATTTCAGCAGCAGCACGGAGAACCGCTCGGCGTGCGGCTTTTCTAGCACTGTGACCTAAAGGTTCGCTATAAACCACCATGTCAAAACAAGCATTTGCGTATTGATCTGTAACCATTAACTCTATTTTTAGATCTACTGCCAGCCGAAACGCATCGCCATCGTCGTCGAGCGGGTTCCACTTAATGCCCGGAAGTACCTCCGCAAAACACCAAGGTTCAACATCGCCGTGCCATGTAATTTTAATTCCGACCGCCTTCGCAGCAAGTTCAAGCATTTTGCGGTCAGTCATTTCATACCCCTCCCAATCTCAACCGCGGCGAGAAAAATTGCCTCTCTTGCAGCGGCTTCTATGTCAGTGTTACTGGAAGTTTCTACATGAACCGCTGGTTTCCCGAACCCATAGGCTGATGCCTCGTAGTCAGTGAAAGTACCGAAAGCGACTTGCAGTTTCAGTCTGGCGGCCAATTGAAACGCATCGTTATTGTCGTGGCGCGGGTTCCACGGCCTCCAAGATTGAGGGCCGGTGCCTTCGTGAATGTGGAATATGCCCTGGTTGTCTAATTCGACTTCATATCCCGCTGCCTTCGCAGCCAGTTCTAGCGGTTCGCGGTCATTCATACCCACCCCGCAGCGCTTACAAACTCATCCCAAGTTAGGGATACTTCTTTGTCTTCTAAAATGATTATGGTCATTTTCATTCTCCTGTTTATTTCAACTGCTTTGCAGTCTTCCTTCCAATTTACCTGCCGAATACCCAGACAAATACAGTTTGAATAGTTCGTTCAAGCGACCGTTATCGTAGTAAGTTACAAATATTTTTTTTTCTTTTCCGCTTGGCATTTTTACAAATTGCTGTTCTGACCGCTCCACTTTACAACCGACATATATTTCATAATCATGAAGTTTTTTTTCAAAAGAATTGAGCACTTCATATATTTCTCCTGTTGTGTACATGTCCATTTCATTCTCCTGTAGGGGCTTGCGCCCCTGTTTTTGGTATTAAAAAATCTTTATTGCTGGGTTGCAATTATTTGAAATGATTGATGTTCCAGTCGTTATCCCACCATTCAAGCAAGTCAGGCAACAATGATATAGAACAGTTCACGCCGTCACCATCTTGTACACATTTAAAAATGTTGTCTCCAAAACCGATTAAAGAAAATCGGTTCCCGAACAATTCTTGCGCGACTGTTATGGCTTCATTTAGCTCAGAATCTGCGTCAAAAATAAAACTGTTGTTTTTTACAGTGATGCTCATTTTTCATTCTCCTGGTGTTAATTAGCTTTATTGCTAACCATGTAGAGAATTATACACACTCCAAAAGCCTATGCAAGCCCTTTTATTCCACCATGTGAGAAAACACACATTGCAGCGTTTTTTAAAAGGGGATTGACGCGGTTATTATTTTTTTGCCATCCGCATGCGTTTCCCATCCGTCCGAAGTTAAGCCATAAATTTCGTGACAAAAACAGCAAATAATTCTTGGCATTTTTTTTTCACCGCCTTTTACACGCCAATATTCAGCATAATCAGGCAACGTCCTAACGGGTATTTCAACCCCGCAAATATCACAATTTTTTTCTTTTTTTGTTCGATGCAAACTTAAGCGATATGTCATATTCACTCCTTTTTATACTACATTTACTTTATGTATTTTTTAGTTTGTTTTTTGCTTGTATTAATTTAATTCTGATTTTTGATATTTCTCTTCTTGTAAGCATTGCCAATTCTGGGTCATTAATGCACCAATCATGCTTCAAAAAAAGACCCCCGTTTTCAGACAATTTTTCCAGTCTTTTTATTCGCCAAATTAAAAAACCTTTTCTCAAATTGCCCTTAATAGTGTTAATAATACGCATTAACTTTTCCTTGTAAGACTATATAAATTACTTGCATAAAAAACCATTGCAGCGTCTCTTTCGTGTTGGTTGCTTTTTTTCTGCCAGCCAGTCAGCTTGTTAAAAGTCTCAGCGTCCAGTTTGCGTCCTTTGTGCTTCGGGCTTATTCCGTGGGCGTTTATCTTCATTTCCTCGCATAGGGCGCATATAAGACCGCATATAGCGTCAACTTGGCCGACATTCCGGGCTATCTTTATGCGTGCAGCTTGGCTAGTTCCCCGGCTCCAAACTGGCGAAGTCAAGCGCGAATCCTCGAATATCACGCTTGTAACGGAAAAGCTAGGAAGCAGCGTTATTAGCTGTATTGGCGTCCAAGTGGTTAGCTTTGTAAGCTTTCCGTCCTCAAATATAGCTACGCCAGTGCTTGTACCGGGGTCAAGTCCGATTAGCATACTCATTTATCAGCTTAGTCACGCCAGCGGAAAAGTTCCCGCCGCCGATCTTTTTCGCTTTTTCATGCGCTTTTTTTGAAATGTAGATATTCACGCGCTTTGCGTCTTCAATTGTTTTTGGCTTGCCGATTTTTTTAGTGTCCATAATCTCATTCTACACACTTACGCGGCAGGTTCAAGCCTTTTGTCCCAGTCACACTCAAAAGAAAATGGAAGCCTGCCGAATATCTGCATTAGCTCGCGCTCCTTAGGGCTTAACGCGCAGCCTTTCGACATCTCTAAGCCAGCCCGATGACTTCGCACAGGCAAGAATGCTGGTTTTGACGCGTTCGGCAATGTCGCGCCCAAGTCGGGCTTCAATGTCTCGCAAGTAGTCCGCGACTTTATCTCTTTCCCCATCATGAAAATTCTCGACGGCGCAGCAGAAGCGTTCAAAGGTTTCGGCGCGTTCATTCGTTTGCAGGCTCATTCAGGTATTCGATTATTTGTTGTGCTGATATGATTGTTTGCGCTAAAAACAACAATGCAGCGTTTTTGTCTTTCATCATTAGCTCCGGCAATTTTCTGCCAGCTTCTTGTATTTTTAGTACGTCTTCGCTGTAGTCTTTCATTTAGTAAACTCCTGTCTTCTAAGATAAAGTAATAAGTGCTGCAATAGCTTTAAGCTTTGTAATAATCCAAAAGTAAACCAATAACGCAAACAAGAACAAGTAAAATCCAAGCAACGCCTTCAGCAGAAATTTTCATCATTTTTCCTTTTCACATAACACTACGTTCCAGCGGATTCGCTACGCTCACCGCTGAACTCTGAGTTAGGGGTGTTACATGAATAAACCCGCTCTAGCAGTCCTGCTTCCACAGCAACTTCCTCAAGAAGTTCACGCATTCCTCGCTGATTACCTTTTCCAAATCGAGCAGAATCAGTTTTTGCTATCTCATTTATTTGAAGTGGATGGCTATTTCGTTTCGCTTGATATTCTGAAAAACGACAAAAGCAAAAAAACGTGGCCGGTTCGCTTGCCAATTCAATTCGTCCTATCTGTAGGTCAGATTCGCGCTGAAGATGAGAAGAAAATTGGTTTTGTCGCATAGCCACACTCCTAACATTTAGTTCCAGCGGATTCGCTACGCTCACCGCTGAACACGGCCCGCATCGCTACGTCAATTGCGGCGTCTAGCGACTCTTCCCGCCAGCATGAAATGCCTGCTGGGGTGTGCGGCCGACCCATTGCAACCCACAGGCCTTCGTCAGCCGGGCGCCTGCCGCGCAGCCATCGGTATCGGATCGCGTCGGCTAGATCGGATGGGTGCGTGCTTTTGTCGGCTTGCTCGCACAGCTTCGCGCTCTCGGCCATAGCCGCATCCCATGCATGCCGCGCCATCAACCTCGCGGCCCTTGCCGCATCGTCGATGTCGTTAAGATAGACCCCATGATTAGCGCACCAGTCGTCGAATGTCATCGTTACTCTCCTTTATTTTCGCTACTTTGACCACTAGAATCTGCCCATTTCACTTCTACAAGAAGCGGCTTTTTCCCAACGTTTTCGTACAAGTACCAATGATCTCCATGACGAAGTTCATTGCTATCTAGTGTGGTGTGACCAACGACATGAAACTCTCGAAGAGGAAATTCACCTAGTTTGGATGGCGGGTTCATCAAAATACCTAAACGCCGCATTTCTTCAATTGCTTTTAATAGTTGTTGGTTTCCAAAATTTGTGAGCATAAGTTTTTTTTGCATATTTACTCTCCTTTATTTTCTACGTTAGGCACTATTACGCCGTGTCTTTCGCAAAACATAGTTTTATTTTTTTCATCAATTTGAAGCGCATTAAAACATTCTGGACATGCCAAAATAAAACCTTTGTTTATTTCTTCCATTGCCTCTTGAAAGTTAATACTCATGTTTTACTCTCCTTTAGGTGGGTTTGGTATTGGCATCCAGTGGGTTACAGCCCCTGGAATCACGCTAGGGTTCCAAGGGTGCGTCCAATCCTCCGGCAGCTTCCCGGCTTTAATGTAAGCGCAGTTAATCGCGCCATCAACGTAAACCAATGCCCAAACCCCATCCTTCGGTGCAGTTTCTATAGGTTGCCATTCGCTCATTTTCATTCTCCTTTAGGTGGGTTTGGTAGTGGCCCCCAGTGGGTTAATGGCGTATTCTCAAAACCAAGCCCGTCTTGCGAACATTTGTCCACATACCAACCAAGAGCGCCGTCCCATTGCGCAATGACTATGCCTAGCAAACTTGGGTCAAATCCCAAAATTTTGCTTCCATCCTTCGGTGCAGTCTCTATTGGTTGCCAAGTCATTTCATCTCTCCTGTAGGTAGGTTTGGTATTGGCATCCAGTGAGTTGGGTTTTTGTAGTTAAACCTCCAAGCCCCGTCTCGGTAAGAATAAGTCCAGTAACCAGTTGCGCGGAAACCATCCCAATGATTATTTGTGAACTTAGCGACAACGGGGCGGTCGTCACCGTCAACTTTGTCTAAATAAGCGGGTTCGTTTATTTCGCCATTACTCAAAATAACCCGCTCCAAATAAGTAGATTCGTCTGTTTTTCCACCCCACACAATAACCCAAGTTCCATCCTTCGGTGCAGTTTTTATTGGTTGCCAAGTCATTTCATCTCTCCTTTGTTTTGAAGCATGTGTTGAATTGCGCTGCCGCGAAGCATGTATTGAATTGCGCTACCGCTTTTCATCCAAGCATTTCTATCTTCTCTAAGTGTTTGCAATTCACGGCTAAACCAATTTAAAGCCTCAATCAGTTCTTCTCGTGAAAGCGTGTCAATTTCTTTTCCCTTCCATGTATGTATCATTTCACTCTCCTTTATTTTGTGTGTAGTTTACACAATAAAATGTAGCTGTCAATCAAAAACTATCCCATCAAATCCTAAATTGCGCGGTTTTTTGTTTTCTTGCTTCATGTACTCATCTTCAATCTGTTTCGACTTTGCGGTTAAATAAGCGTCAACTTTATAAAGCCATTTCGCTGGCATTATTTTCCATTTTTCGTCCAAATCTGTCTTTTTTGGCATCAGCTCAGGGTAATGCTGTTTGAGTATAGGTTTGTAATGGTGCCAAGGAAAGGCTATACGCCCCACCATTGCTTTTCTAATGTCTGCCGATAGCTCCACTATATCCTTGCCATCTTCTTGCATCCAGCGCGTTATAGCCATGCTTGCGTATGGCGCGCGTCCAAAGTGGCAATTACAGTACCAATGCTGGCCGTCAATGCTGTTACCGGCTGGCGCATCGCAGTTGTGAGCATTGCATCCTGTTGACTTTGGCTCGTCCTGTTCTTTTTTAACAGTCAATTCCTTGAACTTTTTCATCTGTGATATTTCCCTTCTAAAACTTTGGCAAAGTTATTCGGCCTCATTAGCCATTCAAAATCAGCCCGGAACGGCACTTTCCCATTCCTGCCATCCGCACTACCAATCAAAAACTTGGATTCAGCCACTTTCAAAAAATACGATTCAAAAAACTCAAGACCTTCGCTTTCCGTTTCCCAACTATCAGCCTGGCAGACTTCCCGCCATCGGCTTGCAGCATAAGCCTGTCGGGTTTTTGTCATTACAGCCACTTGTGGGCAGGTTGGCAGCGCTTTGTGGTACAGATCAACTAACTTTTCAACAGGGCATCTTAAAGGTGCATCGCGTGAGCGATCACTAAGATACGTAGTATCTTTATCTTTTATATTGGTTATTGGTTTATGGTTAGTGGTTAGGTGGCGGTTCGTGTCTTGTTCGTTCACGGTTCGTTCACGGTTCGTGCGCCTTTTTTCTTCCCGTTCTTTTGCTATTCTTGCGTTAGTGCTTGAATTTTCGTGATATTTATCAATTTCATCCTGTATTCTTGACTGAAAATACACACCGTTGTTTTCTGTAAAGAATTTTTCTAAAACAAACCGGACTGCCTCTTTTTCTTGGTCAGTTCTAGCCCAACACCAGTCATAAGCCTGTTCGATTGTCGGGAATTGTTCACGGTCATAGCACGCATCCATCAGAAGCGTGTACGCTCCGTGCTCAAGCATGGAAAGCCTTCCAGCTTTTTTGTGGTAATCCCCGATGTTTCTTTTGAAGTAATGCATACAATCCTCTTTGGTGGACGATCCCGTGTGGAAATTACCGGGAGCATTCGACTCGGTGGAGTCATTGAGGCGGCATCGAGACCGTCCCCAAAGAGAACTGTATCAATGCTCCATTTACGCTTTCCACGGCGTAATTAGATTTTATTCGTTTGCTTCAAAAATGCAAGTCCTTGCTTAGTAATCGCCCACACTCTCGCGGGTCGTCCTTTTATGCTCAACCTTGTCTCAGTAGTAACTCTGATAAGGTTTGTCATCTCCGGCAGTCGTCGGCTTATCTGGTACTTGTCTATCCAGCAATTCACTGCAATTTCGTCAGCAGTGCCATCTTTCATGTCGGCTAATGCCAGCAAAATAGCGCGGTAGTGGCAGGGCGCAAAGTTTGCCGCATTCTCGCCAGCATCTTTACTCGTTGCCGGGTCTGTCTTTCTTGCTCTCATTTTCATCTCCTATGAAATAATCACATCCTTTTGCTGGAATCAAAAAAGCCTCAAAGTCACTCACTACTTGGTAACCAACAGGCCGCCAAGGTGAAGTGAACCGCAAGCATTTATTACGCTGTTCGCACTTTTTAGCCTCGCATCTCGCCATGTCATAAGGTAATGTCATATTCTCTTCCTGCAAATCGCTGTTAATTTTTTTCGGTGTGCGAATTAGTATGAAGCAAGTCATATTTGACCTTTGCACGGCCATGTAGCGCCAAACACTGCTACCACTATCACGTATGCGTCTAAGTGTCGATATTTTGGGTCTGTTTTTAGGTAGTTATGCACAACATCACGCGCTTGTCCGAAAGTAACTCCATCGGGGGAACAGTGGGCGGTTCCTCGCATAAGCTGGAAAATGCCCGTTATGTATCCTAAGGCATGCATTTTGAGCATATGTTCACTGCTTTCAATGTTGTCCAGCAGTGTGTTTCCTGTCACTTGTGCGCTTGCAGTAGAGGCGGCAAACAGTAGGGCGGCTAGTAGCTTTTTCATTTCACTTTTCCTTTATCGTTTCAATAAGAAGCCTGATGCCATTTGAACTGTCTAACGGTCTTTTGCCGTTTTCTTTTAAGTATTTCCTTCCCTGCTCGTCAATCCATAACTTACCCGCTTGACGTATATTTATTGTCTGAGCCACGTTCAGGCGTTGTAGTGTTCCAGTGTGCGTGTACATTAAATCACCTTTATCAGTTCACGTTCAAAAAGTTGAGCTATCGTCTTTCGGTGTGCTTCTTCCCATAAAAATTGTTTTTGGTGCTTGGTTAATGCCTTGCTTTGGTCAATATCAGCGTGACACCTGAAACACAAAGCAGCTACCCTGTAATCATGCGCCTTTATCCCCGTACCTTTGCCGTCTCTGAGTTGGTTCGAGTGCGCTGCTACAACAGTGCCATCTTCCGCGCCGCAGTTTTGGCATGGCATTTCACGACAAGCCTCAAGTAGTTTTTTTGAGCGGTACATAAATTTTCTCTTTAACAAGGTGGCCGTATTTTTGTGCTATTTCTTTATCAATTACTAATACATTTTCACCGTCCGGCGTTTTGAAGTAGTTACCTAAATCCACACACCTCCTTCCATCTTCCCGATTCGGGTCATCAACAAAAACCATGCAAATAACGCCAGTATTTATCAAACAATCATTCATTTTGTGCCTTCCATGCTTTTATGTATTCAATCAAATCTGTCATCTGCGACTTACTCAGGGTACTAGTACGCTGATACAAAACATCCATGCCCTGACCGTCCACGGCTTGAACATACAAAACCCCGCCTTGTTGAGTAGCTCGCATCCATGCCGCTGTAAGTAGCCGTTTCCATTGCTCTACTTCCAGCGTCATGTTGCACCATTTTTTATTTGCTGCCAGCTCCTGCAATTCAGCGTGTAAAAGCGCGTTTTGCTCAAGATTGCGCGTCGGTTCCGTCACTTTCACCACCCAACCATCAGGCGCTTGCCTAATGGCTTGGATGGCGTTTTCTCGTGCAGCCTGGTGGACTAACCTGAACATCACGGCACTAGCTCCGTCGCCATTTTCTTGGCTGCTATTATTTTCTTAATAGCGCTACGTTTCCCGCTGCTTACTTTTGACGATAAAGCCGCCATCTGGTCAGTGTCCAGCGTTTGCTTTGCTTTTGTGTATGCGTCAAATGCACCTTGGTCATCAGCGCCTTCTATTTCCATTGCAAAATCCAGAATTAGGGCGCGTTCCTGTTCGTCACACTTGTCAAAATAGTCCATGCCACCTACATTAGCGGGTATTTGCATTTTTTTTTCAGCGGGTTTTGGCTTGCTTGCAGCGTTACCATCGTCATCTTCTGGCGCGATACCACTTGCCGCCATTAAGCTGTTGCGTCTAGCATAAGTCAGCGCCGAGGCATACCCCTGCGGGTCTTGTTTGCTTGCCGGAACTCGAAAAATCCCGCCGCTGATCTGTTCACCGCTTTCGTGTATAAATATGGTCTCAATCGCCACTCCGTTTTCGCACTCGTGGGTTTTTTGCATCAGGGCAAAGCCGTTTTTGTGCAAACTGTCAATTACAGCTTCGACGCAAGCGCTCAAATCAGCGTAACGGCTGCGAAAATGCGGGTTTGTGCTGGTTTTCAGTGCTGCGCCGAATCCAGCCTGGGCGCGTACAAATGCGGCTGATGCTTTCATGTCTAAATACTCCCGTTCTTTCATCACTGTTTCTAAAAATTCTTGTTGGCTCATTTCATTCTCCTTTATGTGGTAGTTTTGGTATTGGCATCCAATAAGTAGGAATAAACTCCACAGAAAAATTTGATGCTTGGCTAGACCATCCACCTTGATTTGGCCAACTTCCCGAACACCATTTCGATATCGAAATGGTTTCTTTTCTATCGCTATATCCATAGCTCTCTGGTAAATACCCAAAAGTAAGTATCTGCTCGCCAGTAATTTTTGGAGCGGTTTCTATTGGTTTCCATTCACTCATTTCATTCTCCTTATTTAGGTAGTGGCATCCAATAGGTAGGTTTGTCGTAGATTGAATTCCAGCCAGAATCCCAATATGCATAAGTCCAGTACCCATCCCAATAATCGGTCATAAACTTGGCGACAACGGGGCGGTCGTCACCGTCAATTTTTTCCCAAGAAAAAAAACCTTCTCTTGGTTTTCCACCTTTCAAAAGAACCCATGTACCATCTTTAGGTGCTGTTTTTATAGGCCGCCATTCCACTTGATTTCTCCTGTAGAAGTGGTCGGCGGAACCTGTTTGGCCTTTAACTCAACTTTTTTATATGTAGGCCGTATGGCTAGAATATCCAGTTCCAAATGGTTTACTATTGCATCTACTACTTGATTTATTGGTATTGGTTGAGACATTAAGTAGTAACCTTTTGTCGGATATATAGATACGCTACTTTCTAGTGCATCTAACCGTTTTTTTAATTCAGCTATTTCTTTATTACTAAACATGCTATTTCTCCTTTGTTAAAATTTCAATCATGCGCTAAGTTCAAACACACCCCACAGGCAAACCCACACAGCCAAAACGCCCATGTATCAATAGAAATACCACCAGATGCTAATGAGATACCTAAAATGCCACCTAATAAACCTGCAAATATTGCTTTTCTCATTTCATTCTCCTGTAAAACTATAATTATACACACTTAATCTATTAAATCAACCTGCCCTTTCAAATATTTTTTTCGGTGTAGCTCCCAACGCACAATTGTTAATTGCTGCGAGATAATCCTCCGCTGTCTTTCCAAGTCGTCTATTGTTGCTTGTAATGCGTCGAGTTCAGCCCGGTCGCCGTCGGGCGCAAAAAAAGCAATACCGTTTTGCCAAGCTCGTCTAAATTTTGATGCTGGAAAGTACAGTTTGAAAAACTCTTTGATGTCAGTCATTTTTTACCCCAATACCATGCGCCAACTCTATGGCGCGGACATCGTTCACCGCGTCTGTGGTGGTTACAGCCGACAAATTTAGCTCTGCAATCTGCTCATACGTCAGCGGTTTGAGCGTCTTATCTTTTGCTCCAGCAGCGTAGGCATTGTTAAAGAAGCGTTCAAGCGAGCCGTCAAGCCTAAACTGTATTGACCCGGTTCCCGTCATGGCTCCGGCTTCTTGCGCTATGCGAATAATGTCGTCTTTAGTCATTTATGCCCCCAATGCCTGAAAAATAGCCTGCACTTGCTCATAAGTCAGGCCAAAAGAAAGAATTAGCAAAGCCGCAAAAGACACGCCAGCCAGACCCCAGGTTATGCACTCCATTACAATGCGTCCTATCATCTTGCTTCCTCTCGTATGCGTCTTGCTGTTTTTTGTTCAATGTAGCGCGCAAATAGCTCCAAGTCATCGTAATTAGTCAAATCCATTTCGCGCCATTCTTCAAACTTTCCGACTAGGGACTTACCACTCCAAGAAATAGCGCCCGTTTTTGTATGGAAAAACACTTTTGCTTTCATTTATAACTCCTTGCTAAAATGTTGAAATTAGGCTCGCCTATCATTTGAATATGCACGTACTGATCATCTAGCGTGTTAACGACCCCCGCTTGTATCAGCTCCCCACCATGCACCCTATGTTCAAAGGTGCTTTCGTCATTGTCATCGGTCACTTCGAGAGATAAATACACCTCGTCTGTCGGCCTTAGTTCACCTTGCGCAATTGCTTTTTGAGCTTTGTCTGCGATTTCAATGAGGTGTCTAACTGTAAATATCATTTTTCACCCCTTGCTTTAGCGATCGCGGAATCGCTGCGATCTAGGCTTGCTTGCGGTAACGGGTGGTTGTACGCGGCGCAAAGTTCACGAACTATTGCCGCAAGCTCGATATTGCACTCGTAATTGTCAGGCGCGGCCGCGATCAGGTCGGCGTTGGCCATACCTTCGCCGTCCACCGTGTCAAGGTGCGCGATTCCTCCGTTATGTGAGTAAACGTGAATGTATCTGGTGCGCTCTGCCCGAACTGTCCGAATCATCCACCGTCCCGGTGTGTATTTGCTCATTTTTCGCCTCTCAATCTCTATCGCCTGCGTCTTCATGCCGACAAGAAAAAGCTAACCTTTCTAAGTAGTCTTCACGTTGTCGTCTTCTTGCTTTGCGTAGCGTCTCATCATCAATCTCAATTAGATTTTTGCCGTGCAACCAAACAATATATGAAGGCTCTATTTCTATCACCTCTTCTATTGTTTTACCTTTGAATTTTCCAAATTCAATCATTTCACCCTCAACTCTTCTAATCTTTCCCGCAGGCAGTCAGTTAAATACGGGTAACTGGTCGTGCCAGCATTGCCCTCTAAAATGACCGAAACCAGTGTTTCTATGCTGTAATTGCCGAAGCCAGCAATTTCTATGCGCTCGTCTTTGAAAATTACTGCGTATTTGAATATGCTATTCATGATTCCACCCGTTCCATGCGTGTATGCGCTCTTGTTCTGCTTCTATTTTTGGCTGCCAGTAGCCATAAACTAATGCTTCAAGCGCCGCCGCGACATTCTCCGCGCCAGTGCCGTTGTTGTGGTACTGTTTCATTGCTTTAAGTAAACGCTCGGCTATTGCCTTGCGCTCTGGTGTCATCTGGTCGAAAAAAATCATTTCGCCAGTGGCTTCTGCAACATTGTGTCCGGTGTATGGGTTCATATAATCTCCTGTGAATGATTAGTATTATACACACTCACAAAGACTATGCAAGCACTTTTTTGTGGTAAAAAAAAACCCGGCACTAGGCCGGGCGAATTGCTGGACAGGCCAGCCAGGAGATAAACAAACTTTATTTCTGATGCTCTTTTTGCTCTATTTTTTTGGCAATGTACTCGGCAAACAATAAGCATGACGTATAAGTAACATATTCTTTTTTTTCAGTATCATACCACTCAAAAAAATGCTCTGCTTCTTGTTTAATAAATTCTTTCATTTTGACTGGCCTCTACTGACAAACCAGTAACCTATCACCGCACTAGCCTGCCCGGTTATCCAAGCGAAAGCCTGCATTGCGGCTTCATACCGTTGCTGAATGCTCAGGGTTTCCCAGCCAGCCCCTAAGCGTTCGACTAATAGCCAGTTTAAGTATAGCGCCATGCCGACGAGCAACAGCGTCAGGCTAGGCCGTATCAAGCGCCTGAAAGCGTCCGTTAATATCAACAACCACGCCCAACCTCCAGCGCTTTTAACTGTCTCAGCGTCCAAATTATCCGCTGCGTGCGCTTGTCCGATAGCCGTCATTCTGGCTGATTCTATGCTTCCCTCTGCCTCTGCGACGGCTACCTGCAACCTGCCCTCGGCTTCGACTTTTGCTAGTTCCCTGTCTTCTTTTCTCAGCTCAAGCTCGTGCGCTTGGTCAAGTTTTTTGATCTCAATGTCGGCTTTTTTATTCAGGAAAGCAAATATGCCACCAATCAGACTACCGACCGTGCTTGACCCCAAAATCGCTAAAATTGCACTTAACATACAACCTCCAAAGTAAACGGCTTACCGCCAGCCCAATCCATCAGCTTTCTAAGTGCAGGGCGTGAAACAAGCCCCGCTTTCTGCATGCGACCATCGGGTATCTTGATTGCGCCAAGTCTCTCGCACGGGGCTATACAGCCGTGCAATTGCGTGACCCATCCCTTATTCACATCCCCGGCAAGATTCGACGCATGTATTAAAATATGGTCTCTGCCCGGTACATTTCTCACCCCGTAAACTCGCCCGAATCGTGGGCTATTGACTAGTGCGCATTCATATGTACCCACCGGAATGCAGCTTACCCGTCTTTGATTGTCTCGCCACGGCAACTCAACCGTGTGCAATGTGTTGCCGCCAAACAACAAACGTCCAAACGTACCTTGCTCTGTACTCTGTCCGCGTTTGAGCGTGACTATCATCTGTCGATGCAAGAAGCCACGAGTTTATACTCTTTCGGCATGTCTTTTAACAGCTTGGCTTTAGCCAGTTCGCAGGTTTGTTGTGACCCGTGAACAGTAACAACAGGTTGCGTCATGGTTCCAGCAATGATAAAAAAGCTGATTAGATAAGTCATTTTTCTACCTTCACCAATCTTTGCTCAATTTGCACAATTTTAGCGTCCATGATCTGGTCTTTAACTTTTAGTTCCATGAGTTCTTTTGACATGGCTTGTTGAGTTTGCATAACCTCTTTTCCTAATCTCACTGCACTTTCCAATTGCGTTTTAAGGTCGGATGCTTGCCATCCGGCATAAAAAAGAGAAGATGCCACCACCCCAAAACCGCCTATTAGCCAGGTTATTGGCACCTCGTAGCGTACAGTTAATCTTTGCTGTTCCATAATTCCCTTTTCCCACCCAAAGAGTATTCTAAATCAGCAGGACTAGGCACTTCTTTGAAAGCGTAACGCCAGCCGTTTGCATTCAAATCATCAACAACCATCTCAGAACAAATCACGCCCCCGGCATTACGGGTACTTTTCCCGAAAAGATGGTAAATAGGTCTCAGACCAAATAGTATGTAATCAATTACTCCGTATCTAGCCTCGTCAGTGTCAAGTTTGTGGTCAAGGTATTCAGACGTGATAGATACGGGCGCTTCGATTAAAACGGTTTTTTTATTGTTGTAAATAGACCACAGTCTACGGCGACGTATCAAGTTCATATCCCAGAAATGCAACTCATTCGTAAAGCCGACGTGATAGCACGTAGAACCAGTGAAAATCTTGGTCAGCGTGCTACTGGGCTTTTTGCCATAGATAAAAGCGATCTTCATTATTCACCGTACACCGGCGGCCAACCGCCACTAAAGTCGTAGTTTGCCGGGTCTGCGCTTGCTTCCATAGCTGCTTTGTGCGCTTCCCCTGCCAGGAATATAGCCCGGTCACTTTGCGAAGCTGCCGTTAAAATCTGCAGTGCCAAAGCCCAAGTCATCTCAATAAATGAGCCGTCCATAGTTTTCCACATAATGCCTGGCGGTACTGAACCATTCAAAACATTCAGCCCTAGCTGTTGGCCACGACTGATAAGATCAGAGTGGAACCATTTGCCGCCAGCCTGATACCCGCCAGACAATGTGCGCCTTTCGCGCTCGGCTTTGATAGCTTCCCATTTCGCTGCTTTGATTTCAGCTATCGCATCAGCCGGTTCCGGCGTGTTGCCTTCGGCAAGCCATTCCTGATAGGAAGCATAATCAGTATTGGCTGGGTCAGCCGGAATAAAAGCGCCGTCAGTGGTTCGTAGAATGCTGGATGTGTTGGTTAGTTTGTACATTTATAGCTCCGCAGTTAAAGACTCAATACGGTTAATTAACGTTGCATAACCAGTAGTTGTTGATTCTAAAGAGCAACTAGCTGATGTTGTTGTTAAACCTAGAACTAACCCAGAGTAAGTCGTGTCCGGCGCTCTTACGTTGTTTGATGTTCCCGCTGTAACAACAGCTCTTGTCGGCGTGGCTCTCATTGCTACAGGAAACAAAGTTAGAGCGCTAATTCGTTGATTAGCAACTAATGCGTATCCCGCAAGTTCCCCTATCGTATGCACTTGGTAATACCGCTGACACAGCGCCAACTCTACACCTAGAGGCGTGTAGTCATAAGCAGTAGCAAACGCCCCCGGTTCCAATTTTAGCCGCCCAATAGTCCATGTTCCGCTAGTTTGTGCCCCAACACTTAATTCGACTTCTATTCCAGTTGTTGCCGCCGCTGGAACGCTAATTTGGGCGCTGTATCTTGTTAAGGTTCCGGTAACGGTAAATGTTCCAGTTCCTATTTGTGTTCGCGTGGGTGAGGCTAATGTACCAAACGTATTATTAGTATTTGCACGCCAAGCCGTCCAAGTAACTGTCGTCAATAAACTATTAGCCAAGTCAACCGATAAAGTCGCCGTAGTTCCCGCCAAATCTTGAGAATTTGCGGCTTCAATCCTTTGGGCAAAACCAATTTTTGTAACGCTGGCTGCGCCTGTAAATTGGTAATTAAACTGATTAGGCGCGGTTCCAGCAACCTGCTGACCTGTTACGTTAGCGCCAGTACAGTATCCGTAGAACCTGTCAATACAATACGCTAACGCTGCGCCAGCCGTGAAAGTTTGAGCCGCGCCAGAATTGCGTTGGTCAATCGCCATTGCGCCATTTATGATCTTATTTCTAAATCCAGCAAATTGCGTGCCATTAAGTGAAACTGCATTTATACCGCCATCTGCCCTTTGATACCCTAATACTCGCCACCCGTTAGCAGGCGTTCCATTTGGTACTACAATTGCACTATCACCCGCAGCCGTGGTTATGTTTGCTCCACCGGGTAGTATCAAAGTAGTCGCGTTGTGGGTAAGGGTCAGTGCTCCGTCAAATCTAAGGTAACGTGGGCCGTTGTAGTTTGTCCCGAAACTTGTAATTGTCGTCGTTCCGGTAATGTTGAGCAATACCGTGTTTTGTGCGCCAATGTCCGTAGTGGCGGCACTTGCCAAGTTAGCGGGTTGTCCTTGGCTGAAAAGCTGTTCCCACCGTAGTGAATCACCCGTTCCAGACCCCGCCGCCAGTCCGGTTATTTTGTTGTTTCCAGCGTTCAGGTTTCCCGTTATTGGCGTTTGACCGTCTGCACTCAAAGACTGGTTAAGTGCTGCGGCTACGTCATTGATTAGGTTTTGCCAGTCTACCGCTGTAGCAGAAACACCGTTAGTTGCCGGGTTCCAGCTATTTGTGAGTAGGTTATAGGTTCCACTGCCGTTACGTGCCATCTTGCTTTCCTTTACAATACGCCTATGGATTTTATTGACTTTTTAATCATCAAGCTCATTTTCTTTGCCATTTGCGCTTTCATATATCAGTTTTGGCGTTCATTTACTGGGCGGCAATAACGGGTGCGCTTAATTGACCAGCGCGTAAAAGGTCAATTAGTAATTGATTCGGAATATTGCCTGAACTTGGCGCTATTTGATTAGCAAGTGCATTTTGTGCGCCTTTTCTGAACATTAAAGACCTAGAAGCCGCTCCGGTAGCATAAGGAAGCGCCGCCAATGCAAGCCCCGGTACTCCAGCACCAAGGCCGCCAACAGTTCCAAGACCAATAGAACCCATAGCCCTGAGATTATGCGCCGCAGGGCTTCCCATTTGTTGACCAGCTTGGTTTATAGAAGGAAAAGCACTTGCAAATCTTCCAACTGTTTCAAGTTCTCCAGATAAGGGTTTTCCTTTTTCGTAAATTCTGCCAAGTACCCTAGCGTTTACTGTACCCGTTGCCTCATTCAAAGCTCGTTCTACAGTGTAAGTTTTCGCAATTTGTTTTCTTGCTTCTCTAAGCGCCGGGATTAAATCTTCTTTGCCAGCTTGAGCAGCATAATTTTCAAGGTTATTTTCTAATGTATTAGCCATATCCCTGAAGTTTTTGGCTTTTAGCAAATCATCAGGGCTTGCCGATCTATTGTAAGCATTGAACCAGCCTTGAGCATCATTTCTGGCCTGTTTCAATAACTCTAAGTCAATTTTAGCTTGGTCGGATATAGACGCAACTTCTGCATACGCTTTTCCGGCTGTTGATCGTAGTTTTTCTAGCGTTCCTTTTGTTAAAGGCATATCATCAGGCAAACCCAAAGCGCTACGTGTTAATTTTTCCGTTATATCTTGATTTTTTACCGAAGCCAATTGTGATGTGGCTTGTTTTCCAGAAAAAGATTCAATTAGTGCATTTTTTGTTGATGGGTTTACTAAGTTAGGAGGAACAACATAACCAGCATCTATTGCAGCTTTTACAGTTTCACGCATTGGCAATTCACGTTCAAATTTTGCCAATTTTTCAGCATTTTTTGCGGCAGCTTTCTGCCCCAAATAAGAACCAGCCGCCCCTGTTGCCCTACTAACCACCGGAATAGCAGCACTAATAACCCCCGCCGTTCCCGCATCTTCGGGGTTAATCATTCCCCCCGCCAGTGCGCCAGTTGTTCCTGCCGCTCCTGCCCTCAAAGCTAAATTAGCGGCTTTTGCTCCAGTAGTAACAGGGGCAGCACCAGTTGTCATGCCTGACGTTCTTAATGCGTTTATTAGAGCGGGAGCGCGTGAAGCCACACCGGGTATCATTCCAAGACCTTTGGCAAGCGCACTACCAGCGCCAGCGGTTCCCGCTATTTCAGTGCCTATTTTCCCGACTTGGAAAGCCGCTGATTCCGGGTCTGCGCCCATTGATCGCAAACCTTCTTCTATTGCTTGTCTGCGTTCAGGGTTTCCAATAGATTGAGTATTTCCCGCTAGCAAATCATAAGGGGTCAGCAATGTAGCGCCAATTGAGCCAGCACCACGAACCGCCCCCGCCGCAAGGTTTGCTTTTTCAGCTACAGAACGTCGAGCATAATCAGCAACACCTTTGCCTAGTCTTTGTAATAGGCTAGGTTCTTGGGTTGCTTGTGGTGTTTGTGGAGCTTGTGGCGTTTGATTCCTTGCGGCTTTATAAGCAGCAGCAACAGTTTCAAACTCAGGCGTACCTTGTTTGTCCTGATTTTCGACTATCCACTGAGCGTATTTTTCTGCGCTCATTTTTTGCCCCTGTTCAAAATT